CGCTAATTCGCGTCCTGGCGCTACTACCACTCAGGCCCTCAATGGCGTGAGCGAAGGCACTGTTGCCGTGTACGTGACTGGCGCTGTTGATCTCACTTCGCCTGTGCGCGTGTACTACGCCACTCATACTGGTACTACCGCTGGCGCACATCCTGGCCGCTTCTCACACGCTTATGTGAGCGGCAAAACTCGCCGTCTTGGCGGTGCCCGTTGGGTGTCCAAGACTACTGGCGCTGGCATCGCCCTGCTGGAGCTGAATGGCCCCAGCTTCACCCTTGACGCTGATTCCTGATAGGAGGACACCATGAGCGAATTTCGTATGGATGAAGCGGGTCTGTTTCTTGAGCGCCAGCTTGAGTACATCCGCCCTCAAGTGTTTGAAGTCGAATATGCCGACATCAAATACCCCACAATCCTGCCCGTAACCAGCGAAGCTGGCCCTGGCGCACAAACCTTCACCTATCGCATCATGGATGCGACCGGTGACTTTAAGCTCATCTCTGACGCTGCAGATGATCTGCCGCGTGCTGATGTGAGCCAAATCGAGAAGAGCCTCAACATCCGCTCCTTCGGTGGTTCCTTCGGTTATACCGTGCAGGAACTGCGTGCCGCTCAAATGGCCAACGTGGCTCTTGAGCAGCGTCGTGCCGCCGCCGTGCGTCGCGCTTACGAAGAGAAAGTGGAGAGCGTTGCCCTGTTCGGTGAGGCTTCGGTGGGCCTGGCTGGTTTCTTCAACAACTCGACTGTTGACGTGCTGGCTGCTGACAAGTGGTTCACTGGCGCTACCGCCACTGGCACCACTGCTCAAGACATGCTGGAGCTGCTGAACCAGGGTGTTACTGCCATTATCAATGGCTCCAACATGAAGGAGCAGCCCGACACCATCCTGATGGCTTGGGAAGATTACAACGTGGTTTCTACCACCCGTAATTCTGACTCTTCGGATGTGACTGTGCTGGAGTACTTCCTGCGCACCAACCCCTTCATCCGTAACGTTGAGCCTATTAACCAGCTCGATGCTGACAAGAGCAGCCTGACCAAAAACCGGATGGTCATCTACAAGCGTGATCCCGGCAAAGTGCAACTGCACATTCCTCAGCCCCTAGAACTCTTCCCGCCCCAACAGCGTGGCCTTGAGTTCATCGTTCCCGCCCATGCTCGCGTGGGTGGTGTCGCTCTGTACTATCCCAAGAGCGTCATCTACGTTCAGGCTCCCTGAGGAAGCCCCTAGGTAGTTAGTCAAGAAAAGGGTGGTTAAGCTAATTTGCAGTTCTTTTTGAACACACAATGCTTATTGCTTACCGCCCTGAACTTGAGAATCCGCCGCGAGAGGCCAGTTTCGGAGTGATTACAAAGCGAGGCATGATTAGCCTCGCTCCCGGCCTTAATCAGGAAATTCCTGATGAACAATGGGAAGAAGCGAAATTGAATCCTACGGTTCAGAGTCTTCTTCGTATTGGGGCCATCGAGGAAATGAAGGAGCGGGTGGAGATTGAGACCATTCCCAAGTCCGCCGAGAATCTTTCACAACTTCCTCTTAGTCAGGCCATTCAGGCCATTGAACTTCTTCACGATGAGGACAAACTCGGGGATTGGAAGAAGATTGAAGGTCGCGTGAGGGTACGCAACGCGATTAACCGTCGCCTTGAAGCCATTCGCACAGGAAAGGCATGACAGTCACTTACTCTGGATTCCTTGAGCGTTTCCCTGAATTCAGTCCTCATCCATCGGGGATTGTGAATGGCGCTATTGAAAGTGCATCTGCAGACGTGTCATCTGACATCTTTGGAAATCAGACTGATCGAGCTGTACGCTTTCTCGCTGCTCACATCATTGCTGTTCAACTCACCCAAATGGGCGCCATGATTGGTGCCACAGATGGCAAAGTGTACGGCAATGGACTGGATGCCACTATGTATGGCCAGGAGTTTAAGCGTCTCACTGAAGCGGCATCATCTTCTCTGCTTGGTTTTGTTGTCTGATGACTAATCCAGCTCCGCCACTTGCTAATACCACCCTGGTGTTCGCTGTGGCGAGTGGATATGCAACAGACTCGGCCACTGGCAATTACGTGGAACTCACTGGAGATGTCACGTACTACGCCACATTGAAGCAGAGTAGGGATCCTCGGTACGATCAGCGGCCTGGGGTTGACGAGACTGCCATCTACATGAAAGGTCGTCTTGTTAGCCCATTAGCATTTTCGGGAGTGCCCCCTGGAAGCGTGGCCAAGGCCACTATTGAAAATCAGGAGGGGCGTTTTGAACTGCTCCCTACGACCGAAATGACTGACCACTACCGTCAGTTTTTGGGCACACCTATCCACGGCTACTTTAGAGTTGTGGGAGCAGGAAGTGTCCTTAATCGTTAATCACGCTCCTTCGCATTGTTTCAATGGCCATTCAACATCCCACTCAGATCATTAAGAGTCAGGACACCATCGTGTATGTGGGTGCCCTGTCTGGCGCCACTCGTCCTGTCATCACTCCCGCCTCTGCTGGCGTTCTTTCCCGCCCCACATCTGGCGTTCCTGCCAATATGTACTACCTGGGCGGCGTCACCAATGCCACCGTTTCGTTTAACGATGGTGAGCAAGAATACTACCTGCTTGGTGGCGGTGGCTTTGCTGATAGCGTAAAAGTTACCCAGCGTTGCCAAGCTTCCATCACTTCTTATTTCCAGAAGGATCTGGACGGCAGCTCTATTGACGAGACTGCTTTTGATGAAGCGATGGACGTGATTCTGCGCGGTCGCACCGAGAAGGACTTTGAAATCTACGTTGAGATTTTCAAATTCCTGGGCGGTCAAACTTATGACCTCACCTGCTTCGCTGCTACTGTGATGAACTACAACGAGAGCTATCCTGCTGATAACCTCGTTGAGACCACCTTCGACCTGATGAGCCGCAGCACTTACGGTACTGGTCGCTGCACCATCTCCGGCGCAATCCTGCCCACCACTCCTAACGCTTGATCTTCAAGATAGCGACGTTCTCACAAGCCCCCGAAAGGGGGCTATTTTATTAGTATGAACATCCTGGAAATTAGGAGCACGATCAGTCAATTATTGGCTGATTTGCTGGGCACTTATACGCTTCCAAATAGCTCTACAGCACCTGCTTTATGGGTGGATGGTAGAAGTGGTGTACCTAAGGGGTGGAAAGTGCAAGGATTAGAGGCATCTATTAAGCAATACCCGGTGCGTCGCAGTCGCCCTTTGATGGCGTTGGTGGAAATGCGCAAAGCATGGGAAGTAGTGCTGTCGCAATACGATCCATCTAGTGAAAATATGGACGAAGCGGTGACGAGGATTCTGCGGCACTTCCCGGACGCTACGTTGCAAGGATTTCCATCGAGTGATAGGGAGTATCAATATGCAAGATTTATTATTCCCGACATTGAAATCGCAGTGCAATATCGACCCACTGCTTACGAATAAGGAGGGGCCATGGCTGGCACTGCCAGGATTGTTGGGGCAAAGGCATTGGAGAAGGCGCTACTAAGCGCCTTCCAACAATGGACGGAGGATGACGTGAATGGGGAGTATTGGAGGGAGCGATTTGAAGAGAAATATCCCTACGCTGATCGCATTACGGTCAGAAAAGAAAAACCGCCCGCCAAAAATCCTCGTGACATCCTTGATACAGAAGAACTATACGAGAGCGGGGTGAGATCCTACGATTATTCCGCAAACACTGCTGTCGCCCGCGCTGATTGGCACTGGGACGCGAAAAACAGCAGTGACCAAGAGTATGCTTGGTATGTTCATGAAGCAAAAGAAGGCCCAAGCCGTGGCTATCCACGTCGATGGACAGACGAACTGGCTTCCGAATACTTGTTTGAAGGTAGCGAGATCAAAGGTAGACTGATGGCTCGCATTGATCAGAGTCTTAATGGTTGACGGCCCCATTGACTATTTACAAAGCGATGCTGGTGAGGTTCATGTAATTAACGCCAGCGTTGACGGGCCAACACTGGAAGCCGGCATTTTGTGCGTGATATCTTTCCAGGAAACGACCATTAGAATCTCAAACGAGCAACACTCTTTTTTGATTGAGCTGCCGGAAGACGTGCGAACAAAAGGCGAACGTCTCAAAGCGTTTAATGTGCCATTGGCAATTTTGAGTTATGAGCAAGTACAGCTTCCTACTGGCATCTGAAGAAGTCAGTTACTTTGAACTCACTCCGACGCTGCGTTTGCAGCGCCATGGTGGCTGGCTCGTTGCTGAAAGCATTGAGCAAGAGGAGATTTCTAAGTCTCAAAGCCAGAGCACTATCAAGGCAGTGCAGCTTGCAAAGAAGATTGCAGCGGCCAAGGATATCCCCCTGGATGAAGCCTTTGAAATGCTGCAGGGTGGCGGTGGCTTCTCTGAGGCTGAGCTTCTGTCGGAATACACTGAAGAAACTCTCTCCATGGTCACCTCTGGTGGCTCTGCAGAGCTTGGCAATGCCAGGCTGATCACGGCATTCATGCGTTGCCGTGGTGAAGGCAAGATCGGTGATGATTGGCAGCGCCTTGACGATTGGTCTATCGAAGACACTAAGACCATGACCCGTGAGATGCAAACCAGGATGCTGGAATTTATTGCAGAAGAGCAAGATGCGGAGGTGAAAGCAGCACAAGCAAAAAAATCGAAGAGGAAGGCGAGGCAGGAAGCCTCGCCGAACGAGTAGAGAAGAAGGCAAGAGCGTTCCTAAAGGGACTTACTGATTGGAACGCCATCTTTTTCCGGCTCAACGCATCGTGTCTGAAGGATGATCGATGGGGGCCGGAGAATTTCTCTCAGCAAAAAGTGAAGGACGTGCTAGCCGCTCTGAAATTTCTAGAGCGGCACGATCACACGCAGTTTAATTTGCAAAGCGTTTCAGTGGCCAAGATGGCTGCAATGGTCGCTCATGCATTGGGAGGCAAGAAGGTGTCAGTGACTGCCGACGACTTTTTGCCATTTGACACTCGCAAACTCAAGAAAGAAACTGGCATCACGGAAGAAAGCGCTGCAGTGCTGAAGCGTCTAATGAAGACGCGCAAGATGGATGCAAGAGTGGTTTCTATGCTGGCAGAAGAACTAAAAAATGCTTCAATGCGAGGTGATGAGTAATATCATGCTCCGTTAAAGCTACACTTAATAGAAGAATGCTGTAAGCGCAGTAATGGCGGCGGAACTCCGGCTTGGCGTATCGTTTGATCTTGTATATTTTCGCCAGCAGCTTCAAAAGCTTGGCCGAATTGCCGCGTCGGAATTTACTGCGCCTATCAAGATCAAGCTTGACAGGCAGGTTATTGACCGAGAACTGAATGATTTACAAAAGGCGATAAAAAGACGGAAATACAATATCGAGCTAAATATTGCCGGTAATTTAAGCAAAAAAACCTTTGAAGAGCTGCAAGGGCGTTTAGACACTATTAGTCAGCGCAAAAAAATTGAAGTGCCTGTCAGCATTAAAAATGCTGCCACTGGCAAAGAAATCTCCGATGCTATTACGGCGCTGCGATCACGCATTGCTCAGAATCAGTCGGTTAAACAAGGCGGAGGGAAGCTGCGTATTGGCGTCAGCATTCAGGCGTCCATTTCAAATGATGATATTGCAAAATTCAAGAATGCAGTCAAAGAAAAATTTGCTGGAATAACCAATAAGGCTGATGTGTCTATCAGCATTAAAAATGCCGCTAGTGGAAAGGATGTTGCAGATATCATCACTGGAATCAGGGGCCGAATAAATCAGAATCAAGCAGTCAAGCAAGGCAGCGGTAAGCTCCGCGTTGGACTCAGTATCAAGCCTGCAATTACGAATGCAGACATTGCCGGATTCAAGAGAACTGTAGAAGAAAAATTCTCAGGTCTTAGCGTCAAAATTAAGGCAGACGTACAAGCCGGTTTTGCATCAGGACAGACTGGTGCCGCTGGTTTGTATGAATACATGCGGACCCAAGGGCTTTCGGGTGGCAACGTGCCCGGAGCCGCACAGGCTGGTCGCCGCACTCAATTTGAAGCAGCAGTTGCGCAGGCTTCTAATAGAGAGCTGCAGGACATGATGCGCCGGGTGAAAGTCCAGGGTCGCAGCAGCATAAGAAGCAGCGCAGCGATGCGTGAGCGCTTAATGCAGCTAGATGACGCTGCAATGGAAAGCGTGCTTGGCAATTTGCAGATGAACATGAATGACCCCAGGCGGGTCAAACGTGGCTTCCTCGACCAAGTTGCGCGTGCCGTCTTTTGGATGGCTGGTGTTGATCCTGAATATTTAAAACGTCAAGCTGCGCAACGCAGAGCGTTGCCTGGCGTGGATTTTCCAGCCACAGTTCCTCCATCGAGGGTTTCAATTGGACCTTCCGGGACTGGTCGAGCTTTGCCTGCTGGCGCTATTCCTGGGGCGCTGCCAGGGACAGCGTTTGGAGCGCGAGGATTTCTCCCTCCACAGATTGGGCAAGACCTTCAGAACATTCTCCGTAATGCGGCCTTCACTTTTGTTGATTCATTAAATGCACGTATTCGTCAAGTAAACGTCCGGGAGATAGGGCGGCAGGCTTTGCCACCTTCAATGATCCGTGGTCTGTTGCCTTCCGCCGTTGGTCGAACTCCGGCCACTTACGGAGGCCCTGCCGATAGGGGGTCATTCATCCAAAATCGCATTGCCCAGGCCTACGCGAGATCGGCCCTGCGTGGGGCGAGTGTCATGGCTGAGAGCCCGCAAGGGTTTGCGCTGGGAGCTGGAGGAAGTGGCCCTGCTGGACCTTATAGGCCTTTTGCTCAGCCACCAAAGGGAGGAGCGATTGTCCCATATCAACCCCAGCCATCTAGGTCTTCTGCCGCCTCGCCGATTGACTTTTCCTTCTTCCAGCAATCAAAGTTCCCATTAACTGGCGCGATTAGAGAGCTTGGCGCAGAATTTGGCAGTGCCGTTAAGCAAGTGCTGTTGTTTGGCACTGCATACAAGGCTCTTGCTTTTGTAACTAATCTGCCGAGAGAAGCACTAAACGCGGCAACGGCTCTCCAGACATTCAGAAACCAGCTTGAAGCTGTTACCGGAGGAACAGCTCAGGCTGAACAAGCGTTCGCATTTGTGAGCGATGTTGTTTCGCAGTTAAATATCCCCCTGGAAAGCGCACGCGCCGGTTTTATTCGGATGTATGCCTCGATGGAGCCAGCAGGAATTGCCAAGGGCGATATTGAGAATCTATTTATCGGCGTCTCCAAGGCTGCCGCCACCTTTGGCATGAGCACCGACGAGGTGAATCGCGTGACGAATGCCTTTGCTCAAATGGCAAGCAAGGGGCAATTGTCGGCAGAAGAGGTGAAGAACCAGCTTGGCGACGTAATGCCTGGTGCTTTGTCCTTGTTCGCAAGGGCCGCGCAGATGGACATCGGAACGTTCTTGGAGGCCATGGAAGATGGGGCCTTTAAGGCCGAGGCAATGGGGCAGGTGCTTCGCAACGTGGGTAAGCTGCTGAACACTGAGTACGGGGGTGCTGCTGCCAACGCTGCCAACACATTGCAGGGGGCGCTGAATGGTCTGACAACGGCGGTGAAGCTGATGTACGAAAGCTTTGAGCCGCTCGTGAGCGTTGTCGCCTCCACCCTCTTCCCGCAGATTGAAACTGTCGTCGTCGATGCGGCAGAAGCAGTGAAGGCTTTTACCGCTGGCATGAATGGGGCCGCCAATCCGACTGCCGAACTTAGTTCCAATGGACTGGCGATGTACAACGCCCTGGGTCAAGTCGCTGAAATCGCTAAGTCCTTAGAAGGAATTATTACCGGAGAGCTTGGCACTGCACTGATACGACTTGGTGGTCTGTTATTGACGGTAACCGAATACATTGCTCGTTTGTTCAATACTGGTCTTGGTCAATGGTTAACGCGAATTGCCATTGAAGTGGGTTTACTGACGGCGGCGTGGGGCTTGCTTAGCGCATCTGGGATTATTCCCGCAACAGTAGCAATGTTGCGTTTTGTTGCCACTCTGAACATCGCGCAACTCCGCGTGTACATCGCAGGCATTATGTCGATGGTGAGTGCATTCCTTAGTTTGATCAATACGACAAATCTTGCAAAAGTTGCAGTACTTGGCTTTAAGACCGTTGTACTAGGGGCGGTTGGTGCTGGCGTTTTGTTCGCTATTGATGCGTTGGTTCAACGATTCATGAATGTTGGTAGCGCCATTCGCGATGTGGCGGCAGAAGCCAGAAGAGCAAAAGTAGATCTTGATTCTCTTGCCGCCGCCGGCCAGCTTGCTGAAGTTCAAGGAAGAAAGCAGCTCCTAGAAACAGAGCTTCAATCCATTGAAAAAGCAGTCCGAATTCTTGAAAAAATAAAAGAAAGGCCAACGCGAATTAGTGAAGCAGATTACGAAACGCTTAAGCGTACTGGTACAGCTAGCGGCATTTCTTACGTGGGCGGGGTGGCCAAGTCCGTTATGTCGCCACTTTTGGGCGGGCAAGGACAGATCCAGGCAAATCTTGAGATTGCCCAGCGCAGAAGGATTACGCTGCTTAACCAACTTGGCGATGCAGACGAAGCAGAAGCGGAAGCATCGCGACAGGCGATTAAGGCAAGCGAGCGAAATCAAAGGCTTGAAAAAATAACTCTTGAGCCCGGAAAAGATAAGAATGGCAAGACGAAGAGCATGGCAGACTTGATTGGTGGCGATATTGCGAGATGGCTTGACAATAGCCTTTCAGCATTGGAGTATGGCATACAGGAGCAGCTTGCTAACGTCGTTCGCGGAACAGATCCTACAGGACAAATTAAGTACGGGGAAAATCAAGAAGACGCCGAACGCATGATTAAATATGCGGGCGCATATCAGAAGGCTTCGCTAAATATTTTGGCGATTGATGAAACAATTAAGAGGGTTAGGGAGCAGGCTGCAGCATTGATTGCAAACGGCATTGATCCTACGGAAAAGCTTGCTGATCTTGAAGCGAAGCGCAAAGACCTTGCTTGGGAGGTTGCCACTATTTTCCAAAAGCATTCTGCCGATGCCATTACGGCCGCAAAGAAAAGAGAGGGGGAGCTTGAGAAAGAAAGGCAAAAGCGCATGCAGATTCTTGAACTTATCGAAGATGCTGAAGTTGCTGCGGGTCTGCTAAGTCCTTTAGAAGCTGCTCGCCGCAAGCAGCAAAGGGGATTTGAGACAGATTTAGCAGAGGCCAAAAAGAATGGAACGCCGGAACAGGTGGCGCGATTGGAGCAGTTGCAAGCAGTCACTCCAGTGGTTGGAAGCCTTGGCGAAGCCTATAAAAAGACGAAGGATGAGCTTGAATTGCTCATGGATGGAACCACCGTAATCACTAGCGCCGCGCAGGGCTTTGGTGATGCGTTTAGCAAAGCATTCACTGACATCATTACAGGCGCACAAAGCTGGAAAGAAGGGCTTGGCAATGCGTTCAGAAGCGTGGCCAGCATGTTCGCTGACATGGTTACTCAAATGCTTGCCAAATGGGCTTTTATGCAAATCGTTGGCATGTTCTTGCCTGGTGCAGGGACTTTTGCTGGTGGAACGAAGCTTGGCGGATCGGTAGCAATGCCTTCAAGTGTGGGCATTGGCGCTGGCGGTGGCATCATTCAAAATGCTGGAAACCAAGGATTTGGCACATTTGGCCCAAACTTTGGTATTCGTCAATTTGCAACCGGAGGCCTTGTAACTGGCCCCACGCTGGGCCTTGTGGGCGAAGGACGATTTAACGAGGCTGTAGTGCCCCTGCCCAACGGCAAGAGCATCCCAGTGGACCTTGGACAGGGTGCTGGCAATAACATTTCTACTAACATTGTTGTCAACATGAACAACGGTCAATCTTCCTCTCAGGTGAGCGGACGCGGCGGTCAGGCACTGGGTCGCGAAATCGAAGGCGCTGTTCGTAATGTCATCATGAAAGAAACCCGCCCCGGCGGCCTCATCTATAGCGGACGCTGATCACCATGGCACAACCTACTCTCACCCTTGAAGTTGAATATGGTCTTACGGCCCGCCGTGGCACTCGCGTTAGGCGTGTGCAATTCGGTGATGGCTATGAGCAAGTGGTACCCGATGGGGCGAACACTGACATCAGGAGCTACGACATCCGAACGGTGCCCATCACAGACGCGCAAGCAGAGGCGTTGGACGATGACCTTTCCGCGTTGTCTGGCGACTTCTTCTATTCACAGTTCTTCCAAGACAATGCTGTGTATAAATACAGACTCGATCCCAATGAATGGGCGTGGGAAAGCCTTGGTCCCGATGTGAACATTATTTCGTTTTCTTGCAAGCGCGTGTACGACTCTAGGGATTGATCATGACGATTCAACAAGACGTATCGCAAACGTGGCATGACGCCATCATTGAGCTATTTGAAATAGACCTGGAATCTATTACTGGTAGTGCCAGTGATAAGTATTATTTCACGGCAAATTTAATGCCGGACAATACAAAAATTGTCTGGCAAACAAAAACGTATGAGCCATTGCCAATTCAGGCAGCAGGTTTTGAGCGTACTACAAAAGGGCAAATTCCTACGCCAGAACTAACAGTGGCCAACGTCTTAGGGACGTTGGCTTCAGTGGTTAATACGTTGGACGATCTTGTTGGCGCAAAGGTGACGAGACGTCGCACATTGATGAAATATCTTGATGGCGGCAGTTCTCCTGATCCATCGCAAGAATTTCCCGACGATGTGTTTTACATCGAGCGTAAAGTCGCCGAAAGCAGCATTACTATTACGTGGCAACTTGCTAGCAAGATTGATTTAGAGGGGCTTCAACTTCCAAAGAGAATTATTACGCAGAACTATTGCCTATGGAGATATCGCGGCGCTGAATGCGGCTACACGGGGCCGGCGGTTGCAAACGAATACGATCAAACTATCACGATCAGTGGAGCTTCTTCTGCGGCAGGGCAGGCATATTTAGCGGCGTATGAAGCGTTTGGTGCGGCCAAGTCAAGGCTTGCTAGTACGGAAGCTAAGAAAAATAATTTGTTCGGGCAAAAAGAGTCAGCTTGCGACCCTAATGCTGCGGACACTGAAAAGGTATTATTTGTCTTTAAAGAAGATGCGGTTAATAGCTATTCTTTCGTCATTCAAGATGGTGATGGCAATACCATTGTTGCAGTGTGGGATGGCGTTGCGGTTCGATCCACCGGGGACCGACCTCCTTACCGTCCAGATCTAAAGCAGAGGACAAATCGCGGGCCTGGCACTGGAAAGAATGGCACCGGACCAGCGTATAAAGTTGTGCAATGGGTGCCCGCGCCAGGTGGTGGATTGGACAAAATAAATTTAGGATTTAGCAGCTCTACTTTTGCAATTAAAGATGCCAATGGCAGTTCAATTTTGATCGTCAATGGAAGCATTGTTCCTGTGCGCCCTAATTCATCCTCTGCCGGCTATGACATTGGCAATTATGCCAGCGATGGTTTTTCTCCAATGAGAAGCATTGCCAAATTGGACTATACCAATCCGCGCTGTGGCGTATTGACAACCAACTATGGCAATGCAGTGACTACTTATGACGACGCTGTGGTGGAATACAATGATGCCTTGGCGGCGCTTAACGCAGCTTACGCGGCTCTTCCCGCTGATGACGAGGTAAGGAAGCGTGATAAATGCGGGAAACGTCTTCAGAGCTGTCGTTTACGCTTTGGCCTAAAGGGAGCACTTCCATTTGGTGGATTTCCAGGGGCCAACCTCACTCGATGATCAGCCTTTCCGTTAAACAAGCAATTGCAGGAGAAGCTCGCAAAGTTTCTCCTGAAGAATGCTGCGGCTTTGTTATCAACGGCCAGGTGGTGCCATGTCAAAACACGTCTCCATCGCCCCAGGATTACTTCACAATTGCAGCGGAGGACCACGTGCGAGCCTCTGCTATAGGGGAGATAGAGGCTGTGTATCATTCGCACGTCAATGGTACACGAGGCTTTTCACTGCCTGATGTTGCGGCCTGCAAGCAGAGCAATATTCCCTGGATTGTTTTTCATTCTCCATCAGCAGATTTTTTCTATGCCAATCCGACTGGCGGCGCCCCCTATGAGGGGCGCCAATGGATTTATGGCATCCATGATTGCTATGCCATTTTGCGGGATTTCTACAAGCGCGAATTTGGAATTGAGCTAGACGATTTTGAGCGCGGGGAGGAAAACGAATGGGAAAGCAAGAGCTGGACTATGTTCGTTGATAATTATTCTCAACAGGGCTTCTATGAAGTGGAAAGGCCAGAGCGCAAGGGTGACTTTCTATTGATGCAAGTTGGAGCACCATCTCCTAATCATGCTGGCGTCATGACTGGCGAAGACAACTGTTTCTACCACCATTTAATGGGAAGGCTGTCAGAGAAAAGTGTTTACGGAGGATATTGGGCTAAAGTAACAGCTAAGGTGCTGCGGCATAAGGACGTGGGAGCATGAAGCGGCGAATGGTTCATGTGAAGCTCCTGGGGGAGCTGGGGCGTCGTTTTGGGCGTTCGTATAGTTTTATGGTGCGTAATCCACGCGACGTGATTTCGGCATTGTCAAACCAGATTGAGGGGTTTAAGGAATATTTTTGCGGGGCTCACGAGAACGGAATTGGTTTCAAGTTGGTGGACGGCGACCCGACTGGAATGAATTATGAAGAGGTGATGATGAGTTGTAAGCAGTTGATTATTGCTCCTGTTATTAGTGGATCTGGCGGCAAGGGTATGTCAATTGGGCAGGTTCTCGTTGGAGCCTTGTTAATCGGCCTTGCGTTTGTGCCGGGTCTTGGCGTGGTGTCAGCTTCGGCAGCGGCGGCGAATGCGGCGCTGACTGCTGGCGCCATGACAGCCACTGGAACATTTTTGTTTAGCTTGGGCGCCAGCCTGGTGCTCACTGGAATTGCCGGCCTCCTCACCCCTCCCGTACAAACGCCAGATTCCGACTCAAAGAAAAAGGACAGCTTTATGTTTGACCGGGCAGTTGAACTCACAACACAGGGCTATCCCATTCCATTGTTGTACGGTCGCTATCTCGCCGTCTCTCCATTGACCATTTCTTCTGCGATTAGCACTGAAACTATTCCTGTTTGACCATGGAAGAGAAGCTCACTGGCGACGTTCAGTATTGGTCTCTTAGCGGCGCTGGTGGCGGCAAAGATGGCGGCCAGGCGCCAACAGAAGATCCTGACTCACTGCGCAGTAAGGCTAAAGCCAGCGTGTTGTCCTTGTTCTGCGAAGGTGAAATTCAAGGTTTTCCAGATGATTTTACTGCAGAAGAAAGAAATCAACGTATTTTCTTAAATGACACTGCGTTGATAGGCAAGGATGGGAAGAAAAACTTTGAAGATGTCGATGTTGTTTTCACACGCGGAACGCAAGGGCAGTCGTCTCTTCAAGGATTTAATGAGATTCGCATCGAGCAATCTATTGGTACAAAAGTAACAAAGGACATCGGTGTTGTATCTGCGACGACCAGTAGCGCGGACCTTGATCGACTTAATGTTCGCGTGGGTGTAGCTTCTCTGTTTACGGCAGAAGAAGATGGCGATGTAAAAGGTGGCCAGGTTGAGTTTAATATCAAAATCATCGATTCTCTTGGTGTTCAAATTGCCGATAAAGACGACAAGATCAAAGGTAAGTCTCGTGGGCCATACGACGTTGAATACAACTTCAATCTTTCTGGTACTGGTCCGTGGACAATCAAAGTTAAGAGGTTTACAAAAGATCCTGAAGACCTCAAAGTTAATAATGATTTCTATTTCAAAGCCATTGTTGGCATTATTCAGGAAACCCTGCGCTATCCCAATTCGGCACTGATAGGTTTCAATGTTTCGTCAGAATTTTTTGATACTGTTCCGGCTATTTCTGCGGAATTGCTAGGAGCAAAAATACAGGTGCCAGTGAATTACGACAGTGCATCCAATACATATGCAGGAGTCTGGAATGGTGAATTTAAAACGGAATACAACAATAATCCAGTGTGGGTGTTTTACGATTTGCTCACCAATCCTCGTTACGGTTGCGGGGCTCAATACAAGCCTGGAACCAGTGAAGTGCAAGAAATTTCTGGCATAGTCAAGGACGATATAGACATCTATTCATTGCTCCCCATTGCAAAGTATTGCGATGAAATGGTCCCAAATGGAAAAGGTGGCACCGAGAAGCGTTTCACATTTAACGCCTACATCAATAATCGCGGTGAAGCGTATGAAGTGCTGAATACACTGGCCGCTGCGTTTCGGGGGATGATTTATTACGCACAGGGACAAATTGTTGCCACACAAGATCGCCCTGCTTCCGTGGTAAAGCAATTTTCTCCCGCCAATGTGATCGTAGAAGTTAGCGACAATGGCACACTGACAAAGCCTGCATTCGTCTACGAAGGAACTGGTCTCAAGGCTCGCAAGACAGTGGCGCTTGTGTCGTGGAACGACAAGAAAGACCGTTACAGAGGCAAGATTGAATACGTGGAAGACCGTGATGCCATTGATCGCTATGGCTATCGGGAATTGGAAGTAAGAGCGCTTGGCTGTACATCGCAAGGACAAGCCCAGCGCATCGGGCGCTGGGCGCTGATTACCAACTTAAATGAAACGGAAACGGTTACATTCAGGGTGGCGGCGGAAGGATTTTTCCTGATGCCGGGCGAGGTCATTGAAATTGCCGATCCTTATAAGAGCGTTGGCATCTACGCTGGATCCTTGGCAGCAGCAGGAACAAGCGCTGTGGTGCTTGATCGGCCAGTGGCGCTGGCGGCAAACAAGACTTACGAAATCATCATCCGCACCGCAGATGGTATTGACCTTGCTGCAACCGTCACGAGCAGTCCTGGTTCTACCGATAACATTGGTTTCTCCCCATCGTTTACAACAGAACCAGAACTGCCGGCAGCGTGGATCATTCGCGAAACCGGCGCCGAGCCTAGAAAGTATCGCGTAATCGGCCTAAACGAAGACGATGGCGTGGTGACAGTCTTGGCGTCTGCCTACTATGAAGATAAATACAACATTGTTGACGATTCGACAATGTTGTCATCACAAACTACTTCCATTGCTGGACTTGCTGTCACACCAACGGTAAGCGCCGGAAGCATCGTCTTGCAAACAACGTAATGGCACAGATTGACGTGAGTTGGGAGTGGCCGCAATACAGCGGCTATTCAATATTAAACACCATCAATCCCGCTATTTGCTGGCAAGAGCCTCGCAATAATCCTTTGATCAAGGAATTTGCAGTGGAGCTATATCGAGAGGAGGATGATCAATGGATAGACCTTGGGCACACAACTAACGACTACGTGAAGATCGACACTGGCGATTATGATATTAGAACTTCTTATCAGATTAGGATTGCTACAATCGGGGTAAATAGACGGCAATCACCTTGGTCTTATAGCCAACGGTTCATTGCATCGCCATTGAGGATGGATTTCACGACGCCAAACTCTGTTCGGCTTCCCGATGGCTCCTCTAAATTGAACCAGCGTCTGTTGTTTTTGCTTTTTTAATCATGGCACTGTTTGGTCTTGATGCCGCTGGTAACTCTGCCTATGTGCAGGCCGTAGGCGATGGCGCAGAAGAAACTCCCTATATCTTGCAGCACGATATTTTGCCTTCTGGCATCAAGAGCGCGTGGGTGGCCAGCACAAGCGGAGAGGTGATTGTATCTGGTGTTGCGACAAAGCAACTGCGAGTGCTGAACATTGCAATTACTGCCACCACTGGCGGCACTGTTCAATTCCGTAGCGGCGCTTCAGGAACCACACTTACACCTCCGTTCCTTATTCCATCGTCTGGTCAGTTCATCTTGGCCAATCCGATGGGGATTCTTTCGACCACTTCAGGAGAAGCTCTTCAGACTGTGGTGAGCAGCGGAATTGACTACCAGGCTTTCGTCACCTATCGCGAGGTGTGAGCATGACACGTATTGTCGGCAGGCTGGACGGTCCTGAGGGGCCTCTAGAGGGTCGTTTGTTTATCAAGGCGGGGGGCGCCTTCATTGGCGCCCCTGCTGGCGATCTGGTATTCAAGATTACTGATGGCATTGTTGACATTGAGCTTCCCCCGTGTCCGGCGGGTATGCCATATGCCGTTGATTGGCGTGCTATTGGCGATACGCGCCGTCTCTCCTATGTAGAACGATGGAGAGTGGCTCCAGTAGAGGAGATGAGCCTTGGCGAGGCTCGTGGGCTCATCAGAGCGGATGGCCGGCGTGTTGCCAGAGCAAGCAAAGGGGATTTGATCGAGGCGGCAATGCTGCGTAACGAAGCGGAAGAGCTTAAGCGCAGGGTGGCTGAGCTTGAAGGCGAAAACAGCTCTCTCCTTCGTCAGCTAAGTCAATCTCAAGGCGGGGCCGCCGCAGCACAAGCGCAGGCGGCTTCGCTGTCTGCAGAGCTTGGCAAAGTAAAACAGCAACTGGCTGTGGCACCCAAGCCGCAAGTTATTGAAACTGAGCGTGTTGTCGAGCGCATCAAGTCGGACGGCGAGCGAGCACAAGAAATCGCAAGCTACACGGAAAAGATTGCACTGCTAGAACAAGAAAACCAGCGTCTAGCAGAAGGGTTTAACGAGACGATTTCTCTTAGCACTCATTTTGCGAACCTGCATGCACAGATTGATAGACTGAGCAATGAGAAGCAGCAACTTCTTCTTCGCATTGAAGAGCTGAAGGCGCCCATGCGTACCACGTCTTCACTGCGCAGTGAAGACGTGGTACGCATGGGCGC